AACACCTCGCCGCAACCCTGCCGACCATGGCCGAAAAAGATATTCGCTTTTACCTCAACGGTGCACTGATCGAGGTAACCCAGTGTGGGCAAGTTCACCTGATATCCACCGACGGTCACGTGATGTTAGTCGGACGGATTCGGCAAGCATGGACCAACTCACAACCCGAACCCATGCGCCTGATCATCCCGCGTGAGGTTGTCGCACAGGCCGCCAAAGGCCGCACACCTGAAACCGTCCTCGCACAGCTTGACGACACCCGCTGGACACTGGGCGATATCGTATTCACGCCCATTGATGGCAAGTTCCCCGACTGGCGCAGGGTGAACGTCACAGGCACCCAACTCGGACCCGAAAAGCCTGCACAGTACAACCCTGCCGCATTGGCGCGATGCAATGAAGCGCTGGCGCGCTGGAGTGCCAATAAAAAACACTGCTGCACACACCTGCACATGCGCGGTAATGACGCCGGCGTCATGACGACATTGGACGCGGACGTCCACGTCATTGTCATGCCATGGCGCGTAAAGGGCGACTTCAAAAACGTCATGCCGTTTACGCCCGCCCCCTTTACCAAATAACCCACCCAGCCCGGCCACCTGCCGGGCGCACTTTGGAGAATTGACCATGAGCAAAGCACAACACCGCGCGCGCTGGATGGCGCAGTTTGAAACCGCAACCCTCGATATTGACCCGCGCCACCGTGGCCGCATCGAGTGGGCAACTGCTGCACATCTGTACCATACCGGACTCACCCCGTCGGATGCCGCGACCCAGTATTGCAACAACCGACCAGCCGGTCCGGATGGTTACTACCCCACTATGCAATGAGGTTCCTATGACTGTTGCCGTCGCAGCTGTTGTAATCCGGGTCATTGTCTACTGGATCCTCGATCTGTAATCCACACAACCCTAAAAATCCGGCCTCACAGGCCGGTTCACCCCCTCGGAGATATCAAACCATGCCCAAGCAATCAAAACCCGCCACAGCCCCTGCAATCAAGCCGCAACGCGCACCGCGCACACCGCGCACCGCGCCCCCCTCGGACAGCTTCGCCGCGCATCTGGGTGACACCCTCAACCGGTTACACCTCGATGAGGTGGGTGCCGCCCATTATCTCGGGGTGCCGGTGCACACCGTGCGCAAGTGGCTCACGGGTGAACGCCAACCGAGCTCATCCGTTGTGCGATTGCTGGAGGTTCTGGGGGTGCTGGAGGCGTTAGCGCCCGAGCTGCACGCATCCCTGTTGCCCTGACCCCCTGACCCATCAAAACAAAAAAGCCCGGTGATCCCGGGCTTTTCTTCATTCGTCCATCGTGTCGGGGCTATACCCTCGAACCAGCTTCCGCTCATACCCTTTCGCTGTTGCGTATCGGTAAATGTAGTCGGCGTGACGCTGTTTGGCCTTCAATACCCTATCCCGATACCCTTTGAACATGGCTGGCAGATCCGGATTGATCGCCCAGGTCACTTTGCGCTTGTGGAGCTCGTTCTCAATCTGAACCACCCACCCGGCCTGCTCCAGAACCAGCATTGCGTCCATGATCGCCTGATCCTTGTTCCATTCGCTTTTGTCCTCCAACGGACGACGGGCAGACCGTTTCAACCCTCGCAGGTCAACCGTGCGCACATCGCCGCTGATCTGGATGATGTAATCGGTCATCCACTGCTCGAACGCATTTGATATGGCACCACCCACTTCACCCAGCGCATAGCGGTAAGCCGGGATCACATAGCCCCGAACCAACGACACCACCCGATTGACCACATCGACATGCACCTGTGGCAGGAATGGCGACTCTATGACGTGGAACAACAGCACCAAACGCCCCACCAGCCCCTCTAGCTTGCCGAACGCCGTCATGTACTCCGATCCGCTGTCCAGAACCCTCTCGTCCTGCTTGGCCTGTTCGTACCATGTCTGGAAATCCCGAAACGCGTCATATGCAGCATTGGATAACTGATAGGTCTGCACTGGGAGCGCGTACACCATGCGCAACGTGTTCTCCCATGCCGCTGCACTCGTTAGGTACTCTGGAATCGGGTTGCCCAGCTTCGTCTTATTCCCGCGCAGCACAGCCGGAATAAACCGCTGCAACAGACCATCAGCGGCCAATGCTTTGAGGTTCTGCCGGTACACTTGCGGCTGGATGTTTCCGTAAATCGACACGGCAAGGTTCTCAGCGTAGATCGAGCCAGCGCCAACCCGATCCATTTCGTAATGCTCCGACTCATACGATACAACCCATGCAGACCGATCCTCCCCGCTCTGCTTGTCCGTCATCTTGCGCACCCATGAGGCCATCTCATCGAGGTGACACAACAGGCCACGTGGCCGGTCTGCAGCCTGCCGCACGAGCTTCTGACTGGTGACGTCACTGACCGTAATCTTGAGCGGCACCGGCTGCGGGGGCATGTCGGGCACCGCAGGAGGCTGACCCCCGAGCATGGCCTCGGTGCTGGCAGACCACTCCAGAAACGCCTTCTTCGCGCCAGCGTAGGCCGCTTCTTTTCCCTCCCAGTCCAGAAGATCCTTCTGATATCGAGGGCGATCCTCTGCCTCGATGTTGCGCAACGGTGCCAGCATAGGCCGCGATCCGGGCGACTTCTTGTCGGCAGGATCACCCAGCGTCATCAACCACAGCACAGGCGGCACCCGGAAGCCGGGCATGAGCTCCAATCGCATCCGCGCATCAATCACACCACAGATTGCAGCCAGCCCGGCAAACAATGGAACCAACGGATCACATCCAACCGACTCGCTGATCTCTTGTGCGCGTTGGCGCAGGATAGGCGGCCATGGTTCCAGACTCATTTCTGGCGGTTTGGGTCGCAGCCCATCAAGCACATCCAACGGTTCCATGACAGGCACATCTGTTCGACTGAACAACTCGGACACATCAGGCAAGGGACGATGCCACCCGTGCTGCTTGGCAATATGAAACAAGGTTCCCAACGTCACCGCCGTGGCCTTGTCGGGTCTGAAGCTGATCCACTGCGTCATGATTTCCCGCTCACCAGGGTATTTGAACTGAGCGGTCATGCTCCACTCGTTCCACAACTGCAGCGCCTGTTCGAGCTGCCCAGTTTGGGTGCCTGCCCAGTGTAGCGCCATGCCGATGGACACCCACTCGTCACGGCTGCAATCGGCTGGAATGACCTCGATTGCCTGCCGGATTTCTTCCCATGACGCATCCACTGGCGCACCGGTACTGATTGTGCGCTGCTTGTCTGCCTCCAGCATCCCGTTCCACATGTCCAGAAGCATTTGTGGGATGACAGGCAGACGTGTCCAATTGCCCCGGCCAGCCCAGTGGTATGGCTGATGTGTCTCGGGATGGATCGAGGGTGGCAGCACATCCTGCACCGTAAGCCCACTGGCTGTAGCGCAGCGCAACTCGTAAGCCGTGATTCCACTGTGCATGATCTTCTTTGACGGCAGCGCAGCCCCGAACGGCATTGCATACAACAGCTTTCCGTGTCCGGGTTTACCCGAGTTGATGACCACCGCATCGGGCGCATCATAGAGGGCTTGCAGGTCAATGCCCTGTTGCGCCAGTAGACTTGTCGCAACCGTCCAATTGTCAATGTCCAGCGCCATCGTGCCACTGTACGCATGAGCCAGTCCGATGCCGTATCCCGGTGGCAGATCGTTCTGTGACTTCAAAGCGTTTTCCCGTAGATTCCAGCCGGGTGTGCGGGGTCCCTTGGTTCCCATGGGAATCGGCACAAGACTCCAGCCGTGCCGGATGTAGGCATCAACAGATGCAGGGTGCTGTTGCACTGTGATTTGTGGTGTCATATACTGACCTCGCCGGTGTGTTTGTTTATCGGTGTGTGCATTCCAACTCCTCCTTGAGAACCCCGGAGAGTCTCCACTCCGGGGTTTTTCTTTTCCGCTGTTTGCAACGTGCTTGCATTGTTGCACAGATGTGCTACACTTTCAACATCAACACGGAACACAGCACCATGACACCAACCAAATCAGCGTATCTGTCAGTGCGATTGCCTGACAAAACGCGCATCAAGTTTCACGCAAAGGCCAGAAAGTTTGGGACACCAAGCGAGGTCTTACGTGAACTGGTCGAGGCGTTCATTGACGACCGCCTGACTATTCAACCACCTGTAACCAGTAACCCCAAGGACAAACTGTATGTCACTCGAACTGAAAATTGAAGCCCTCACGCAAGCTGTCATTGCTCTGACTGCCAAGATCGAGGCTGTAAATGTAACACCGTCACCCGTTGCTGCACCGGTTGCTGCAGTAATCCCCGCACCCGTTGCTGCACCGGTTGCTGCGCCTGCACCAGTTGCTTCGCCTGTGGCCATGCCACCGATGCCCACCTTTGCACCCACCCCGACAGTACCGGTTGCATCTGGTGCCCCGTTTGTGGATGGCAAGGGTCTGATCGAGTATGTCATGGGCGCATACAAGGCCATGGGACCCCAGAAGGGAGCCGCGATTCAAGGCGTTCTCACCCAGATGGGATACCAGAACATCAATGATGTGAAACCCGAGCACTACGCCGCGTTCTACGCCGGTGTGGAGGCACTCAAGTGAGCGACCACGCACCCCTTTCACCCTCAAAGCGACACCGCTGGGCAGTCTGCCCGGGGTCGATTCGAGAAGAAGCCAAGTTCCCCGATGAACGCAGCAGTCTTGCCGCCATCGACGGTACGCATACTCACACGCTGCTTGAGCATTGCCTTTGGGCAGGGTTGACCGATGCAACCATCGTTGCAGGCCATGAAATGGTGGATCATGATGGATCGTTTGTGGTCGACGTTGATCGCGCCAAGCGTGTCAATGTTGCACTGGATTACATCAAACTGCGCAAACAGGATTTGAGCCAAATTGACAAACCAGCCAAGGTGATCTCTGAGCGTCGGGTTGACCCTGCGTTCCTTACTGGGCGATCAGACTTGAGCGGCACCGTGGACGTTCAAATCCATGGCGCAGACACGCTGGAGATCATCGACTACAAAGATGGGATCAGCCCAGTGTCGGCTGAGGATAACCCTCAGTTGGAGCAATACGCAATTGGGGCAGTCTCTGAATATCTTGCCAACAAGCAACCGTGGGATCACATGCCATGGGTTGATGTGCGCATGACCATCATTCAACCAAAGCTGGCGATAAAGGGCATGTCGCCCATCACATCGTGGATTATTCCGATCAGCTACCTGATGGATCGAGTTGAGCGGTTGAAACAAGAAGCTGCTGCCACCGATGCGCCAGATGCCCCGCTTGCCCCCGGTGAGAGTCAGTGCAAGTATTGCAAGGCCAAGGGATCATGTTCTGCGCTGGCCGGTAACGTGATGAAGGAAGTGGGCATCATGTTTCAGCCGGTGCAACCCCTCGACATGGCACAGCAGTCTGCCGACAAAGACCCGGCAACCATGGACGACCAGCAGATCAAACAGATCATGGAGGCTGCGCCGTTGCTGCGCCAGTTGCTTGAAGGCGTTGAGAAAGAAGCGATGCGCCGTCTGGAGGCAGGTAAACCGATCCCCGGCTTGAAGTTGGTTCATGGTCGCGGGTCGCGCGTTTGGAACCTGTCCGAAGATGAAATGGCTGAGAAGCTGGTCAAGATGGGTATTCCAAAAACCGCCATCTACGTCACCAAGCTGGTGTCACCCGCGCAAGCTGAGAAGCTGACGTGGGAGAAGCGTGACGGCACCAAAGTATCTCTGACCGAGCGCCAGCTCAAGCGCATGGAACAGGAGTACATCAGCAAGCTGGCTGGTAAACTGACTGTTGTTCCCGAGTCTGACAGTCGTCCTGCTGTCATCACAAACGCTGCGCCTTTGTTCAGCGCAGTAGAGGTAACACCTGTAATCGAACAACCTGTTGTAATTGAAACCCTGCCATCTTGGCTCATGTAATTTGAAAGGTAACTGTCATGTCCGAAATCATTTTCCTGTCCAACGTCCGTCTGTCTTTCCCCCACCTTGCCGAACCTCAGAAGCAGGTCAATGAGCAAACTGGCAAAGAGCGCATCTCGTACAACTGCGAGTTCATCATGTTGCAAGATCATCCCGGGTTTCAGCAGTTCATGCGGCACTACGCTGCCATGGCACTGGACAAGTGGAAAGAACACGCCCAGACCGTCATGGGCATGATCCAGAATGACCGCAAGCTGCGCTGCTTTGGTCGTGGTGAGGAGAAGGTCAACAAGAAGACCTTCCAGCCCTACGATGGCTACGCCGGTCATGTGTTCATCACCGCTGGCCGTGATTCTCAGCCACAGATGATTCAAGCCGATGGTAGCCCCGTCGATCCGAATAACACCATGGCGTATCAACAACTGGCGCGAAAGATGTACGGTGGTTGCCGGGTCAATGCCGCGATCAAACCGTGGCTGCAAGAGAACAAGCATGGTCGGGGCATCCGCTGCGACCTGATTGCCGTGCAGTTTGCTGGTGATGACACACCGTTCGGTGAAGGTGCAGTGGACGCATCGAACCTGTTTGGTGCTGTTGCCGGTGCTGCTGGTGCACCAGGGTTTGCACCTGCCGGTGTTCCGCAGTTCATGGCACCTGCCGCACCGGCGACACAGCAGATGCCTGCAGCACCGTTTGCAGGCGCCCCTGCTGGCCTGCCGTCTTTCATGATGGGTCAGCAGTAATCGAATCGGGGCACTGGCGTGGCTAGCGGCTGACTTCACTTAACTGATGTCGGCGTCGCAGTAACAGTGCCCCACCTTGTAAGGAGTAACAGTAATGCCAGCAAGAGGGACAGGTCACCAACTCAAAGGAACGCCTGAATACAGCGTTTGGGTGAACATGCGTCAGCGTTGCAACAACCCCCATGGTCACGACGCGCAATACTACAAAAACATCTCGCACTGTCCTGAATGGAACGACCCAGTTCGATTTGTTGAGGACATGGGGAAACGACCAAGTGCGGATCACCAGCTTGACCGCATTGACAACACCAAGGGTTACTCAAAGGACAACTGTCGTTGGGTTGAGAAAACACCGCAGATGCGCAACACCAGAATTGCGAAATGGTGGTTTGTGTACGGGGTGCGATATGCCAGTTTGAGCGAAGCTGCTGCGGCAGTGGGTGTGACAGTCAACCGCATTAAAGCATGGTGCGAGGGGCGTACTGACGGTGGTTACACGTATCCTCCGAAGACGAACTGTTGGTCGGAGAAAAAGTATGTCTGACACATGGGTTTACGATATTGAGACATACGTCAACGTGTTCACGATTGCATTTGAACACGCCGATGCACCAATCAAACTCATGTTTGAGATCAGCGACTGGCGCAACGACTCCCGTGAGATCGTGGCGTTCCTTCAGTTCCTGAAAGAAACTGACGCCCGCATGGTGGGCTTCAACAACCTCGGGTTCGACTACCCGGTCCTGCACACGCTGATTCGCATGGGTGTGAGTTCAGCACACACCCTTTACGAAAAGGCGATGGCGATCATCAACTCGCAGGACGAAGACGGCAGCAAGTGGATGCACCTCGTCAAGCCCAGCGACCAGTTCGTGACGCAGATCGACCTGTTCAAGATTCACCACTTCGACAACAAGGCCCGCGCCACCAGCCTCAAGGTGCTGGAGTTCAACATGCGGGCCGACAGCATCGAGGACTTGCCGTTCAAGGTGGGCACCACGCTCACCCGTGAACAGGTTGATGTGCTCAAGCGGTACAACCAGCACGACGTGAGCATGACCAAGGCGTTCTATTACAAGAGCCTTGACATGATCCACTTCCGCGAGGAGTTGACGCGCAAGTACGCCCGCGACTTCATGAACCACAACGACACCAAGATCGGCAAAGACTACTTCGTCATGAAGCTGGAAGAAGCCGGTGTGTCGTGCTACGACTACTCCGACAAGGGCCGCACACCACGGCAGACCAAACGCCCCGTGATCCACCTCAAGGACGCAATCCTGCCGTGGATCACATTCGAGCAGCATGAGTTCAACCGGGTGACGACTTGGCTGAAACAGCAGTCAATCACTGAAACCAAGGGTGTGTTTACAGATCTGACTGCAACGATTGACGGGTTCACATTTGTCTTTGGCCTTGGGGGGATCCATGGGTCTATTGAATCAGAAGTAATCGAGTCTGATGACGACAACGTGATCATTGATCTGGACGTCACCAGCTACTACCCAAACCTTGCAATCACCAACGGCTTTTACCCAGCGCACCTCGGAAAAGAGTTTGTCACCATCTACAAGCATCTGTTCGAGCAGCGCAAGCAATACCCCAAGAAGTCTGCTGAATCGGCCATGCTGAAGCTGGCGCTCAACGGGGTGTATGGCGACAGCAACAACCGGTTCAGCGTGTTCTATGACCCGCTGTACACCATGACCATCACGCTCAATGGGCAGTTGCTATTGTGCCTGTTGGCTGAACGACTGATGACAATCCCCGGGCTGCGACTGATTCAAGTGAACACGGACGGTCTGACTGTGCAAGTGCCGCGAGAACACAAGCACATGATCGACACGACCCGCGACGGATGGCAACGATTGACCGGATTGAACCTCGACGAGGCGGTGTACAAGGCCATGATGATTCGGGATGTCAACAACTACATCGGCGTGTTTGAGGACGGCAGCACCAAGCGTAAAGGTGCCTATGAGTACAACATAGGCTGGCACCAGAACGCCGGTGGACTGGTGGTGCCCAAGGTGGCCGAGAAGGTGCTGGTCGAGGGTGCGCCAATCCGGCAGACCGTGCAGCAATGGCCTGAGATCATGGACTTCATGCTGCGCACCAAGGTGCCCCGGTCCAGCTATCTGGCAATCGAGTGGGACGGTCAAGCGCCCCAACAGTTGCAGAACATCACGCGCTACTACATCGCTGAAGGCGGTGGCCGACTGTTTAAGTGGATGCCTCCGCTCAAGGGCAAGAACGAGTGGCGCAAGATCGGCGTCGAGAGTGGCTGGGGTGTCCAGCCTTGCAATGACATTCGGGATGCCGGGAAGTTGCCGGTGGATTTTGAGTATTACGTGAGAGAGGTGGAGAAGCTATGTCTGGGATTGGCGTGACTGTTGAGGTAACTGCCGAAGAACTTGAGGAATGGAATCGAATGACAGCATTGAACAAACAGGTGGCAGGGAATCATTACAAAGACCTGCCGATTCAGCCCGTCGAATACATCCATGCCAACGGGATTGGGTACTTTGAGGGAAATGTCATCAAGTACATCAGCCGCTGGCGCAAGAAAAACGGGATCGCAGATTTGGAAAAGGCCAAGCACTACATCGAATTGTTGATTGAACTGGAGAACAAAAATGCTGGAAAAACAGATTGAAGCCAAAGTTTGCGAGTACGCCAAAGATCGCGGGATGCTGGTTTACAAGTTTACCAGCCCGGCCAGAGCCGCTGTTCCTGACCGTTTGTTTGTTCGTCCCGATGGATTGATCTGGTTCTGTGAGTTCAAACGCGAGGGTCAAAAACCCACTCCGGCACAGTCACGCGAACATCAACGGCTGCGCGATCAAAACGTGTCCGTGTTTGTGGTGGACAACGTGGAAGATGGCAAGCGCATGGTGGACAACATGATTGCGGAAATGACAGATGCTAACCCCTGACCTTCTCCACGACTATCAGAAGAAAGCGGTCAACTTCCAGTGCAGTCACCCCCACTCGATGCTGTGGTTGGACATGGGTCTGGGAAAGACCGTTATCACGTTGACCAGCCTCGCGCACCTGATCAACACCGGCTTTCTGCGGGGCGTAATCATCGTGGCTCCGATCCGCGTCATCCGGCTGGTTTGGCGACAGGAGGCTGCAAAGTGGGAACACACCAAGCATCTGCGATTCAGCATGGTAGCGGGAACCAAAGATCAGCGCACCAGGGCATTGCTGCGCCCTGCCGATGTCTACATGATCAACTACGAGAACATGAAATGGCTTGCGGAGGTCATGCAAACATACTTCATCAGCAAGGGCAGGCCACTACCGTTCAATGGTCTGGTTTGGGATGAAGTCAGCAAGATGAAAAACAGCACAACCAATCGCGTGCAGGCTTGGTTCAATGGAAAACGAAACGACAACGTACTCGATCAGTTTGTGTGGCGCACGGGCCTCACCGGCACCCCTGCCAGCAACGGTTACAGAGACCTGCATGGTCAGTTTCTTGTAGTGGACGGAGGAATGCGACTTGGTAAGTTCAAAACCGCATTCATGACCCAATGGTACAAAAAGGCAGGCGACAGTCGAAAAGACATTCCATATAGAGACACCGAAGAAGGCATTAAAAACCTGATCGGTGACATCACGCTGGAGATGTCTGCCGAAGACTACAACCCGCTGCCTGATCTGATCGTGAACAACGTAGAGATCGAGATGCCCGACGAGCTGCGCGCCAAATATGACCGGCTGGAAAAGGAGTTCTTCCTTGTGCTGGACAGCGGCAAAGAGATCGAGGCGTTCAATCAGGCCGCGCTGACCAACAAGTGCCTTCAGTTCTCCAACGGCGCCATGTATCCGATTGCCGGGATGCCACTATGGGAACCGGTGCATGACATGAAGCTGGACGCGCTGGAGGACATCATTGACGAGGCGCAGGGCAGTCCAATCCTGTGCGCTTACGCCTACCGAAGTGATGCCGAACGCATCATGGAACGGTTCAAGGCGCTGCGTCCGATCAACCTGACCGAGTGCAAAAGCGAGGCGTCCCTGACCAACGCGATGCACCGCTGGAAGACAGGCGACTGTCAACTGATGATCGGCCACCCTGCCAGCATGGGTCACGGTATCGACGGTCTCCAAAAGAACGGTCACATCCTTGTGTGGTACGGCCTCAACTGGTCGCTAGATTTGTACGAACAGTTCAACGCCCGGGTGCGCCGCCAAGGCCAAGGTGCACCGGTTATGTGTCACCGAATCCTGATGCAGAACACATTGGATCAGGCTCAAGCATTAGCCCTCGATGAGAAGGCTACAACCCAAGCTGGCCTGCGAAATGCGGTCAAGCAATATCGTCAATCAAAAGGAGTATGAACCATGAGTTACAGCGGGCTTGAAGCAAAAATCATTCAGTGGGGCATTGCCCGTGGGATCGTGCATAACGCCACCGCCCAGTCACAAGCAATCAAGACACTTGAAGAAGTCACCGAATTGTTTGATGCGCTGAATCGCAAAGACATGGCGGCAACCGAGGATGCAATTGGCGACATTGTGGTCACTCTCATCATGGTGTGCGCGGTTCTCAACATTGATCTGACCTCATGCTTAAACGGTGCCTATCAGCAGATCAAAGACAGAAAGGGATATCTCACAAAAGAGGGAGTTTTTATTAAAGAAGTGTGATACAGTTGTCACACGTTCAACGCAGGGAG